AAATTTCTTAAAATAATATAATGTTAAATATACTAAAGTTAAGAAATTTAATAGTATAACTTTTTCAAAACTTTTATTATTTAACATTATATACTTCTGGTCTTAAAATATTATTATATAATATTTTTTATAATAAATATATATTAAAATAGCCAAAACTAGTCCCGCTGATATAAATTAGGGCCCGTAAATAATTTATTTAATATAATATATAAATAAAAAATTTACGGGCCCTAGCGGGCTTTGTTTTAAACGATTAATTTATTACGCTGGTTTATCCAATAAATCAATCTGTATTGTGTAATCATTAATAGGATCACGTAAAGCTCTTAATGAACCATTCAATGTAAAGAAAGCATCTTTACCAGAGATAGGTGATTGTAATGATTCAAATTTGCAATATGGCATACTCACAACAATAATGTTTCCGTCACCATCAGTAGCTTGTAATTCTAATGAGAATGAAGTTGCATTAAGATACTTATCATAAGCATCCTTATCTTGGAAGTAAATTGTAATATCAGCCGTAACATTAAGAGTAAATGAGGCTAAATCAGCAGCACCAAGAGTACCAATGGCTTTAGCAGCATTAATGTTGTTATCAATAGTTAAGTTAACATTTTGGAAGATTGTTCCTGCAGCTAAACCTGTACTTTCAATTGCTAAAGAAGATACAGAGTTCATTAATGTATAGTTAGGAACATCAACAAATGTCTGGCCAGATATTTCAGTTTCTGTTACATCTTCGTTTAAACCAAGTACATTAAATGAACCACCTAAAATAGATGCGGTTGCAAAATCAAGACTCATTGAAGATAACTGACAACCTCTGTAATACATATAAACAGGAGCTGTAATACCGGTGATAGTTTTAACAAATGTATAACTATCAGGATCAGCAACACCGTTACGTAATGTATTAGCAGCAATAGTTACAGATGCACCAGCTACTTCAGTTACAAGACCTGCTGTAGCTGTTAACGTAATTGCACTAGCAGTAGAATCAACAGATAATTGAAATGCTCCATTGTTTGCAGGATCAGTTGCACCAGATACTTGAATGTATTGACCAGCTAAGAGGCCCGATACATCGGTAGCACCAGTATCAATAACGTTAGTAGTAACTGTAAATCCAATATCTGTTCCAGTAACTGGAGCAAGTATTAATGCAGTCGTTTGTAACAACGAAGTCATTAAAGGTTTATAAGGTTCATATGATAATTCATAATCGATTGAACCATTTACATCCTGATCAACAATAATTAAATCATCAATCTGTCTATCTTTTCTGATTACTTCAGAAACGATAGTAGATGTATTACCCTGCAGAGATGAACCTTTAGTAGGTAAAGATTGGAATGCAGGAGTATCTGGTGTAACACCGTTTGTAACGGGTTCTAAGATGTACGCGACATCTGTATAATTGGTTGAGGTAATTGACATAGTGTTTTCCTAAAAAGCTTCAAAAGGTATTTTTGCATTAATTTGATAAAATCCAATAGAAGATCCTTTAGATCCACTAGGACTTTCACCTATTATTTCCGGAGTACAGGCGTATGTAAATAAATCTAAACCTGGAAACCGATAATTCTCCATGATATCGTTAAAGTCATCAATTAACTCGAATAACTTTCCAGTATCTTCTCCTTTAGGACCGAATACTTGCAGGACTATAAATCCTGATGTTCTTGTTCTCTGACCTAATGCAGCATTAGATCCTCGTATAGGTAAAACAGTAAGTCTTACCCAATAATCATTCGTTGGAACTTCTATTGTAGAGTTTTCCCAACCTACTATAGTAGTTGAACTCCATTCAGCACTGAATTTTTCTTCAATGACTTGTCTAATTTCGTTTTTAGTCATTTTAGTTTATCCGCTATTCTAATAACATTAGACTCTATAAAGTAACTATTTTGAGCAGAATCACCGTGCTCTAAATCCATTATCCAATTAACTGAGTTACCAATAACAATTGTATCATGAGATCTATTAAATATATCTTCAGGTACATTAGCTATATAAGGTTTATGACCATGCATTTCTTCATATATAGCATAAGGTACATGTACTATACCAGCTGTAGAATTCGAAACCTGCCATCCTTTTCTAGCTGTACCTGTATCAATTGGTGTTTCATATATCATTGTAGGATATATGTTTAAAACTAAATCTCTTTTTATTTTATCAATTACTTTATAGATGTATTCAAATGTAGCTTCTATACCTGTTACACTTGATACAGTACTATAACTTCTTTTTGTAGGTCTTTTACTTTTATTAGCTGACCCACTTTGTATATATTCTTCATAGGCGTCTGCTTGAGAAGCGTTATCACCAAATGCTCCTCTATTTTCTCCTATTTCACCATCAAAAGTAAGGTCACCTGTTACGGCACCTCCTCTTTGAATCTGTTCACCGGAGAAAAAATCTATTCTATCACCAGAGGCAGAAGACGTATCAGTCGTGTCTGAAAATGGTTTTACTGTCTGGTCAAAACCAGTATCACCTCTAATTATTTCAGACCCTGCTCTAGAATCAGCTAGACTCTGTCTAAATGCTGCAGCATCTAATTGATACTGCTGTTTAGCAATTTCAGGATCAACTTTTGGAGCCAAAGCCGCTGCTCTAGCGGCTTCAGCTCTAGCAGCCGCTCTTTTAGAGTTAGCTGGAGTAGGAACTACTTGTCTTCCACCTGTACCAGGTACTGATGGCCTTACATCTGAACCAGTGTCTGAACCTATATCTCCTAAATTACTAGTAAATTTATCAGTGTTAGCTTGTAAATCTTGTAGTCCACTTCTAGCTACAGGATCAGTAGATCTAGAATATGGGTCAGGATTAAATGTTGAGTTATTAACATTTATATTAGGATCACTATACAGTGATTCTACACCTAATGATTGTCTTGAGTCATATTCGTCAGAAGTTTTATTAGTAACATCATAATCATTGAATGTTTCTCCTACACCTAAAGCCTGTAGTCCCGGAGTATCGAAAGATGATGCTCCATCACTATTAAAAGACTGTTCTTTTACAACATCTGTAGCTTCTTCTAAACTATATCCTTTATCAGATATTAATGTTCTAACTGCATATGCACTATAGTTTAAATCACCTGATCCTGTATCTATAACAAACTCGCCAAATCCATTGTCTAAATTCCCTAGGAAAGCACCAATATCAGTATCTATAGCTTCGTTAGTTGCAGGACTTGTCGTTTCAGAAGCTTTTTTCGTTGCATCACTAAAATTTACCATTACACTTTCCTTACCTGTAACTCATAAGTAGCATCTAACGGATCATTTAATTGACCAATGATGTTATAGTTAATAGTTCCATCAGATATAACGTCTCGTATTTGAGGAACAGTATCTAACTCGCTAGCTATAATTATGAGTTTGGAATCGGTAGGTTCTAGGAAAGAATTAAATCTTTCAATAGTAGTATAATTAGTGAATATTCCTCTTGTAGAATAGTCAACACTTACTCTAGTATTAGCTCCTGTTGTAGGATCATATACTGTTTGATCTTTAGACACTTGTTTAAGTGTTAGTGACTTTACTGCATCAGATAAATCTTCGTCAAAAGCCTCTATTAAATCAGCTTGAAGTTCTTCACGAAGGCCCATATCATGCTCTCATAAGAAAGACCGTTCCACTAGTATTTGTACAACCTAGTGAGGCCATAATAGCATCAACTTGTCCGATTGACGCGGGTTTTTGTTTGGATGATCCTGTAAATTCTTTTTCTGTTTCTACAGATCCAGCTTTTGTCCTTTTCATTTTAATAGCTTGTGTATTAGAATAAAAAAGGTCTCCCGAAGAAATGTAGTCCGCGCCCAATAGGGAAGACGCATATTTCACTTCATCAGGAGGACTACTTTGGTCAAAGCTACAGGAGTAATTAGCATCTATGTAATAACGAGCTTGAAGTAAAGCGTCTTGCTTTACTGCATAGTCCGTAGCTAACCAGGCTGAGTTTAGTTTTAAATAAACATCAGCTTCTGGTACAGTTACATATGATTCAGTTACTCCTATAGCCATGATACTTTCCCGTAGAACTAACTATTAATAGTCAGCTAATAAAGTGATCTTACGAGGATCCCAGGCTACAGCTCCACACATTACATCAAGTGACATAACTTCAACTTTCTTATCGATATCGTAACCTTGTACCATACGGATAGAATAACCATTGTTAGAAACAACAGCAGAAGGCTTATCAGATGGTGCATCAAGAAGAGGCATAGCCATTGCAAGAGAGCGACTATCAAAAATAGCTCCATTGTAAGATAAAGATTGACCAGAACCAATTACTGTAACAGCAGCGCCATCTTCAATAATTTCAGTGATAGGATCAACTAACACAATAGCTACACCGGCAGCTGCAACAGTTGTTTTAACGATAAGCGGACGACGTAAGCCAGCTACTTGGATACGGTCACCAGCTGTAAAACCACCAGTGATTGAATCAACAGTTAGAGTAGATAAACCAATTAAGTTATCAGTAGCTACAGCGCTATCGATAGTTGTAGTACCACCAGAAGCTGTATGAGATGCGATAGGAAAATTGATTGAAGAAACAAAATTCATTCCCATAACTTGACCCATATTACCAGTCTGTAAAGTACTGATACCAGGAGCGCCACGAGTTTGAGATTGGTTGAACCAAGTTTGTCCTAGAAGAGTAGCTTCTAAGTCAAGGTTGACAAGAGAGATTCTTGACATTGGGTCTAATTGCTGAAGTGTAGCAGCTTTACGGGCCTGAGCCATATCAGCAGCACTTTCATACAATGTAGAAGATGCATATAAGCCAGCAGCATCAGTAATCTTAGTGCCGATATACTTGTCAACTTTTTCAGCTAAACGGTAAGCAGCAGGAGCTACAACTTGCTCGGAGAAAGACTCAAGGTCAAGTTTCTTTTCGCGGGCAGTAACTTCAACAGATACATCAAAGATTTTTTCAATAACGAAAGGACGTACAGAACTACGAATT